GCCCTTTGGGATTTTTGAATCTATTTGTTTTCCACCGTCAGTTGCTGTTACCCCTGCTGATGGATATGAATCTTGTACCGAATCACGAACACAGTCAATATGTAAATCGTGCATCATTTTGCCTGGGCCGTTTTTAAATTCATGTCTCAAGTTTTTTATAAGATATTTTCCAGATAGATATGGGTCTAACTCTTCATTAGATGATGACTGATTCTTTAACTGCACTCCAATCATGTCACCAGCATGAACCGCCGTGTTTCCTGACACAGCAAGTCTTAGTGTAATTGCAGTGTCCAATGAAATGTTTCTAGCCATTCTTCTTTGTAACCAAATATCATGCCCATTATAATCTACATCAGTATCATATGCTGGGTTTAGTTGTCCACCATCTGTTGCTGGTTTGTTTCTTTGTGTATACTGAAGATACTGTGATGTTTCTGGATATTCTGTTATTCTATTACCATAGTCATCTCTTGCCATAGAAAGTGGAATAGCTTTCTTTGAACCGTATCCATTATGTTCATCTACATGAACCTGTTTCTCATAATCTTTTGCATAATCATATGCAAACTTAGTAAAGGTTTTATTGAATGTATCAACCTCAAGATAGTTTGAGGACAGCATCCCTGCTCTTGCTTGCAATACGGTATCCCTAGAACTTACAACATCATAACTAAGAATATTGCTAAGATTAAGTGCAGTTTTGGTAATATCCTCTGAGGGTGTAAGTTCCCTGTACACCATCTTAGGATTTTTTCTATCCATCATGCTATCAATTGTTCTATAAAAGTATCCCTGACAAGTTTCAAAGAATAGAAAACTTGGTGAGAAATTATAGTCTTTGGATAGACATCTTTTAGACAGGTCGTTAATGAAATCAAATGGGCGTTTATTAGGAGCAATCATTTTGAACAGATTAGTAGATTCCTCGTAATAGAATTCTTTTTTAGAATTCAAATACTCTTCTCCTCTAATAACTGTTTTGATGATATCAGTTGGTTCTCCAGAAAATGACTGTTTAACTCTAATTCTTTGATTTCTCACAAACTCAGCCGTTGTGAACCTCAAAGTAAACATCTTTGTTCTGTCGTTAAGATTAACATTGTTTGCAACCTGATAAACGTGCAAAGGACTATCTGTAAAATTAATACAGATAGAACGGTCGGTATCATCATCGGCATTTGGCGTCATAATGATAAGACGCAACTTCTCTTGTCCTACAATAGAAGCATTAGCAGTTAAGTTGTTTGTGTCAACAAATGATATGCTACCAGTGATTGAATTTGAGTAGATATCTTCAAAAAGACTTATAGTGCTAAACTGTTCTTTTAAGTCTAATTCTAATCCACCTACTGTGCATAGGGTACACTCTTCAACAATAAACTCACCAGCGTATTTTAATTCCGCCATTTTTTATCCGTTCATCTTGTTTCTAAATTCTTTTTTTATTTGAGATACAAAGTCTGGTGTGACAAGTCTTATTCTTCTTCTTGAATCCTGTAACCTATCTTCGTATTCAAAGTTTGTTATTGGAGTAGCACCAACTGGAATCGTGTTTGCAGAATCAGTAGGCATTTCAATAAGGATGGTTGTGTCTCCAGATTCTTGTGCATATTCATAATGATGAATACCATTTATATCTTCGTATTTACTTTTGACATATTCTTCAAATGGGTGCTGTGCCATAGGCCACTCTGTGTAATAATCCACAATATCATTTGCCATCAACACAACCCAATGAAGTTCTGGATCGCCATAAAATTCGTTTGCAATATATTCTGGGGTTTCTCCTGCCTTCACATCATAAAAATCAAAAGCAACATTATTGTTTTTTACAAAATCTCTAAACCTAACCCTTCTGGTTAAGTTTGTCATCAATATAAACTCTCCACTGGTTTTAACATCATAATCAACTATTGGAAACTGTCTAAAATATGCCATATTTAAAACCCTGCTGCAATGCGTTTTTTCGTAATGATTTCTAGTTCTTTGAAGTTCAGTGTGAGCTGTGTCTCTACTGGTTGATCATCAGTAAAAAATTGTGGACGTTCTCCACCATACTGAATATCAACTGATTCTAGAACTGATGTAGATATTTTATGTAGGTGTGTGTTTGGATGATATTCAATATCAAATGTAGAAGGTACTGTCATTGTTCTTCCAGTAGGATCTGAACCATCAATCTCTGGCATTGCGTGATATCTAAATGCCGTAACAATATCTTCGATATCTTGTGCTTCTTTTGGGGATGTGGGTAACATTCTAAATGTAAACGCAAAAGATCTTCTATCAATACCCTCAAACACCATCTCTGACCTGTTGTTACGAACTCTACCCTGATTAATATCTCTTGCTGCTTTTGTTCCAGCTGCAACTGCATCTAGAGCACCAGTAGCCATATCTTTTACGATATTTTCACCTTGTCCTATAAACCGTTTTGCCAGTTCACTAAACGATGCATCTGACTGAACTGCATCATAACCACTCATAACATTCGCAACAGCAACACCAATTTCTGCTTCACCATACCCTGCTTTTTGACTCATTTGTAGTTGTGACGGCATATATAGTGCAATCGCTTGAGATAATCTTTTTGTGGGGGCTCTCTTTAGGGTTAGAGTAGAACCATCTGGATTCGTTCTGGGGGATGGTGGTGGCGCCGAACCAAATGGGCGGCCGCCAAAGGCTGCACGTTCATCAATTCGTGCTTGATCTTGTTTTTTCTGTGCCTCAAAATCAATTTTAGCACTTTCTTGTACATTGATAAAGAACATCACATAGTGTTTATTTCTTTCCATAGTACCAAGTTCTTTTGGATAACTTATAAAGTTAGGCCCAATTTGTTCCTCGTTTTTTCGTTTTATGTTTGTTAACAGTGCCATATAAATAGTCCTAAGTAACCTTGTGAAAGTATTTATACGGATTGTCATGGCATATAAACCACATAAAGGAAGATATGTTCCTAATAAACCTCAAAAATACAGAGGGGATTATAACAATATTATATATCGTAGTTCATGGGAGCGTAGGTTTATGCTCTATTGTGACAGAAGCGATGCTATTATTGAGTGGGGCAGTGAAGAGATTATCATACCCTATCGTTCCCCCCTTGATGGTAGGATACATAGATACTTCCCTGATTTCTATATCAAAGTAAAACAGGCAGACGGTTCAATCAAAAAGATGTTGATTGAAGTCAAACCCAAGGCACAATGCGGCCCACCCCCTATACCTCAACGTAAGACTAAACGGTTTCTCAATGAAGTCCGTACATGGGGTGTGAATAAAGCAAAGTGGGATGCGGCGGTTGAGTGGTGCAATGACAGAGGTATTGAGTTTAAGATTCTTACAGAAGACCATGTGGGATAACGTATAAATAGAAGTATGACAGATATAATTGAAAGCGTACTTCAAAAAACTGGTGGCAAGGAACGTAGTGTTCGTTGGTTTCGTGAAAAGGTAAAAGAACTGGGTGAAGTTCCTTCACGGACTTTAATTCGTGAAGGTAAAGTGGGCCCACGTCCTCATGTGGCTAGAATGAACTTCTTCATGTATAGTCCAAAATATAAAGATGACAAAAACATACTTCCATACTATGATAAGTTTCCTTTGATTTTACCTATCCAAACTGCATCACCTATGCGTGAAGGGTTTATGGGATTAAACTTCCACTACCTTTCTATACCTATGCGTATCAGACTGCTGAATATTATGTCTGAATATGCAAGTGATGATAAGTTTGATGAAAACACAAGAATTAGATTGACATGGAATAGGATAAAAAGAAATCAGTTGGTTCGTCCAACAATCAAAAAATACCTATACGATCATGTCAAATCACCGTATCGTAGAATAGATGCAGATGAAATGATGGTGGCTGTCTTGTTACCAGTACAACAGTTTGTACGGGCACAGGAAACCAAAGTGTATGCAGATTCTAGAACGGCAACAAGACAGCCTAGGAGTCCATAATGGCACTACAAGAGTTCATTTCAAAATTCTATGATAAGGGCGGGCCTGCATTTCTAAACAGGTTTGAGGTAATTATTATCTCTCCATTCGATGCAAATGCAAACATAGCTGACGATAGACACACATCATTCAAAGTTGTCAACTTAACCATTCCCGGCAAAAACCTGAGAACAGTTACAAACGAAAATGTTTATGGCCCAACATTTGAGATGGCTCAGGGAGTTACATATGCAGAATCGGTTTCTATGAATTTTTACTTATCTGCT